ATTTCCAGTAGAATCATATGCCTGACCAGATACGTCTCCTACTACTGAGAAAGTTGCTTTTCCAGGAATTGGAGATCCAGTAGAATCCCTTATAACAGAGACGCATTTCAAAGTCCATCTTTCGGCTGGAGCACTAGAGTCAACAACATCCAGGACTTTACAGGGATCTAGTGTATCTGGGATAAGACCATTTCCAATATTTAAAGAGCTAACTGAATAACCTTTTCCACCCTGATCTTTTATGGAGGGAGACTGAAGTTCGATACATCCAGTTTGAGTATCAATTCTAAAATCATATTTAGAATCAAAACCAGCTTCATCTATTTCATCTTCTATACCAAAAAGCTGTGTTCCATTTAAAGATAATTCTGTTCTTCCAGATATAACTGGATACTCTTCTAATCTAAAAAATCTTCCGTCGCCGCTTCCGGTTGGAGAGCAGACGGGAGAACCGTCCTGTCCAGATCCAGCGGCAGACTCTACAATTACCTGTTCTTTAATTCCCTCGCCCATAATTGCAGCAATTCTAAGACCGCCAGGAATACTAGCAGCTTTAGAAACAACACGATCTCTTGCAAATGCGCCAGGTTGAATATATCCTGATATACCTGGAATGTTAGCCATCAAATCCTCCGATACTTTACACCAAAAATTTTATTATTAGTAGTTATAAATATTTATAGTATTATTAAACAATTTGTGTGATTTCTAATATATCTTCATATTTAGTAGTTAATTCTGCAGATGTTTTAATATTTCCTGGAACTTGATGTAATGTTGGTTCAATTCTAAAAACTATTTTTTCTACCAAGTTATCGATAGGAATTTCGGCTCTCCATTCAGACATTGTGTTTAAAGTAATACTAGTATTATATACATAATCATTAGCATATGGCTCTGCATTTTCTCCACTAATATTTAAACCAGTGACAAATAAACCAGCAGCTCTTAATTCATGCCATAAAGAATATTGTATAGCTAAGGAGGTTATATCTACTAGTTCGTTTAATTCTGCTAAACTTTCAGAATAAATTCCAAGATCAAATGTTAATTGCCATTTTCCAGTATAAACTCTATGTGTTGGAGTTGAAAATATTTTTCTTGCACCAAATTCATTTTCAATAATATCAGATCTATACTTTAAAGTCATATCTTGATTAAAAGAATTTGGTTTATAACTTCCACCATTTGATTTGATAATTATGGCAGGATAAAATTTAGTTTCGTACCTATAACCATCACTAATTAATATTTTAGTTGTGTCCAAGGAATCAATTGTTTTATTTGTTAAATCTGGAGTTAATGGATAACCATATTCATCATCTCTATAAGTATAAACTGAATCATTTCTAAAAATTTTTCTTAATCCATCTATTAAAAGATATTTTGGATGGACAATAGCAGTTTGTTGGATGACATGATGGTCATGAAAATAACTGGAATATACAATATGATCAGCATTAAGACCTAGTCCCGGAAGGTTTATCTGATCTATCATTATTACTTTTTTCCTTTCTATATTGTAATGGTAAATATTTATTATCTTCTATTGAAGAAAGATTATCTAAACAACTTTTTATGTAGAAAATAAATTTATCAAGTTTATCTCTATCCAACATTTCTTCTTGAGAAATAGAAAATTCACAAGAAAAATTAATTTCAGCAACTAAATCATTTTTATTAGTATTTGTATTGCCAGAAACAATATTAATTGCATTAGAATCTTTTATTATTAAAGAATTTTTATTTAAATTTTCTTTAATAAATTTTGCAATATTATTACCAGTTTTAATAGATTCTTCTTCTAATAATTCATTAGATTTAATAGAAATTGAAAACATTATTTTACCTCATATTCCTTTACATTTTTAGGTACTTCAATTTCTTTATTAATTGGTTTAAATTTATTATGTATATATTCAATATTATATTTTCCAGATGGCAATCTAGAATCCCAATACCCATCATTATTAGTCTTATTAGTTTTTACAAGTTTATTATTTATATCAAAAATATTAACAACAACATTTTCTACTGGCTGTCTCATTTTGTTCATGATATAGCCGTATATTTTAATAGGACCTAATGTAAGTTTCTCAACTTCTTTAGTAGGTAGTTGAGAAAATTCTTCCGATGAACCAATAATAGGTTGACCTACGGCTACCGCAGTAGGAATGCTCTTAGGTCCATCTGAGGCAAATACTTTAGGTCCATCTTGAGAAATATTTTTATTTAATTTAGTAATTTTATTATTTAAAATTTTAATATTATCATCTATAACTTGAACTCTTTTATCTAAATCATCTATTTTTTCAAGAATTAAATATATAGCATCTATAGCAGAAAATTCTTTTTCCATTTTACACCCAGGTTATTTTATTCAGAAAGTGTATTTGCTGCAACAGAAATATTTGACATAGATAATGAAATGGAAGACATGGTAGGATAATTAAACCCAGACATAGAATAATTAATTGAGTTATTAAAAATTAAATAATCTCCTCCGGTTATTTCCAAAGAATTTGGTGAAGCTTTTCTTATCAAATTTCCATAAATATTACATTCTCTGATAGTATAAGCTCCTGGTTTAGAGATTATTGCCCCGATAGTTGCCCAACCACTACCCATGTATCTAAAAGTGCAATTAGAGACTATTATCCCGCCAAAGATGGATGGGGCGGTTCCGCCAGAATCTGAGGCTAGACCTATAGTTATAGGAAGAAGTTGTCTTGTGGCATTTAATGCTCCAACTGTAACAGAAGAAGTTTCCAACATACTGGATGATCCATCAAAAATAATATTATCAAATTTAAATGATTTAATATCATCTTCTGATATAAGACCTTGTAATATTAAAAAGAAGAAATTAAAATTAGAATTAATTGCAGTAGGATAGCCATCTGCATGACTACAAGTCAAATTTGAAACTTTAACACCATAAACAAAATTAGAAGATTGATTTGCAGATAAAGCATCTTCTGTTCCTATTAAAAACATAGAAGAATTATAGTGCTCAACTAATAATTCTTCATTTGATCCAGAGGAAGAAATTAAATCATCTCCTTGCTTTAAAATAGTACCTGGTCCAGATCCAGTTATTTCAATATCAAAATCTAAAATAATTGTTTCATTAATTTCATAAATTCCATTTTTAATTAAAATAGAAGGAATAGAAGGGGAAACGTTAAACATTTTATAATATCTAGCGTAATTAACTGCTTCTTTTACAGAAGTAAAATGTCCAGCACCTGGTTCCTGTGCTACAATAATTTGTTGTATTTTTTTATCAATAAAAGAAATATTTTTTCTTAAATCAATGGTTGTGATTGAACCACTAATATCAACAATCATATAAGCTATATAGGTTATTCTTTCTCCATAAAATGGAGAAATAGTTCCACCTCCAACTGGATCTATAATTTCAGAACCAACTTTTAAACAGCCATTTTTATCGAATCCTACAAAAAAGCTAGTGCCGCCATGAGATACTGGCATATCTAATACGCCATTAAATTTATATCTAACTCCACTATTATAATAAAATCCTGGATTTACTGATAACAAACAATTTGTAATAGTAGTATCATAAACTGAAAAATCAAGACCAGAGGCCGATCCATCTCCCCTTAATTCTGATCTTGGTCCAGAAATATACTTTTCAATTAAAGATGGAGAAATTATAACCTCATTAACTGTTCCACTTGGTCTTTTATCTATTACAGTTGGAACTCCAATATTTGATTCTCCAATAACAAAACCAAAAGAAGTAGAGTAAATACATCTCGATAAATGTATTAAATTAAAAGGTAATTCATAAAAACCATTAATTGTAACGGAAATAGAACTACCTAATGGTGGTCCATTTAAAACTTGCATTTTATAAAAATTAGATCCACTAGGAGATCTAATAATATATTCTCCAGATGAATAAATTTGATCACCACTGGATGTTGAGACTCCATCAAATACTGTAGCAAGACCTGAAGTAGAGATTGAAATTAAATTTGTTTGATTAACTAGATACCCTTTTGATATATCAAAAATAATTCCTTGAAAAGAAATATTCTGTAAATCTCCTTCAATTGTAGCTCTAATGTGGTATCCATAATCAAAATCTTCTGTCATAAAGATATCTAACATAATAGATCCATTTGGACCTACAATTTCCGAAAACTCTAGCTCTTCTAGCGATACAGTTCCTTTGTAAATAAAAACTTTCTTATTTGCATCTAGATCAGAAGTAAAAGTAGATCCTTGATTATCTAGAGTTATGGTATTTCCAGATATAGATTGAATTCTATATAAACCATTATCTTCTATATAACAAAGATTTCCAATTTTAATCCCTTCTAATACTGGCTGAATAACCTCAAAAGTTATATTATTAGTACCAATAATAAGCTCTAATTCTGATCCTAAATATGTTATGATACTATCATTATCTAGTAGAGTATTACCATTTATTAAAATTGCATTCCCATAACTTCCGTAAATTTCTTCATCAAGTAAATGATCCACTCCAAGTGAAGAGCTAGCATCATTAAAAGTAGCTAAAATAACTTTTAAATACCTATTAGTAGTAGGGTCAATCCAACTTGGAATAACATGAGATATAGCTATTTCATAGCAAGAAACATCTTTATATTTAAAAGCAAAAACTGGAATTTTATTATCAGCACAATACTCATTAATGTTTAAAATAATTTCATCAAGAGTATTAGTCACTCCTCTTAATGGATTGTAAACTGGAATATCATAACTAGTACCATCAACTTCTAGGCCTAGATTAGCAGCAGTTGTAGAAATTTTTTCTGTTACAAGATTTTTTGTAAAAATTGTAGCAGCATTAGGATGGGCAATAATAATGTCTGGAGTATTTGTTCTATTATATCTAGGTCTTACAGTTGTATTATAAGCATTCAAATTGGAGTATTGATAAGGATTTTTAAAAATTCTAATTTGAGAATTTATACCACTATCATTTTTAGTTCCATTTAAAATAGTAACCGAAGATAAATTTCCAGAAATTAATTGATAATCAAGAATAAGATATTTTTTATCATCTTCTGTATTAACTCCAGATTTTATTTCTAAGATATCAAATTTTTGGATATCGTAAAGAACACTTGTTGGAGAAGATAGTAAAATATCTTGAGTTTGTGAAGATGTAGCACTATAAGAGACATTTGTATAATCTAATTTTAATTTACCATCTACATTATTAATAATATCAGAATATTTAGATTGTCTAATAACTCCATTTGAATTTGTAGAAAATAAATTTGATTTTAAAGTCTCTGTTTTTTGATCAGCTAAAATTTCTATAGCATTTTGAACATCTGTTGCAGAAATCAGTTCAGCTACAGCAGAATTGTTAAAATAAACTTGAGAAGCATTATGGGCATTATTTATCTGAGAAACATCTCCAGAAAATCCTATATGATTATTATAAATATCTAAAAGTGTATCTGTTAAAGTACCGCCATCGAATCCTGTAGTAGCAGTGTCGGACGAAGTTATATTTATTGGCGCAACATAAATATTATCAGAAATATGTCTAGCTTTTGAATAAACATTTAAATGAGAAGATAATTTGGAAGATATTTCTTCCATAAGTTGAATAAATTTATCTAATTCATTTTTTAAAAGTGAAATTTCTGTTTGAAGTAGTTTAGTTGGAAAGTCTAATTTTACTTTAGATTCTTCTATAGCGGCGACTTTAGAAATAGATTCATTTATTATTGGACCATAAATTATTCCAGCTTTATCTAATGCTTCTTTTTTGATTTCTCCAGATAAATCTAATGATGAAGAAATTCTTTCGGAAACTGTCGATAATCCATTTGGATTAATGCCCAAAGTTTTTTGAATTTGAATAATTGCATCTCTTAATGAATTAATAACATCTGCATTTATTTCTGTAATATTATTTCTAACTATAGGAAGTTCTATAGAAGAATCTATTTTATTTGGATAAGATGATTTTGACATTTTCCTTCCATTAACCGCAATGATAAGTACAGCCAACAAAGGCTGCTATATATGTTTTTCCTTCAAAAGTAATTTCTTTTGTTTTTATATTTTCTTTATTCAAATTTTTAAAATTACAATCTTGAGTTATTTTTGCAACTGTATAATTTCTAAGAATATCATCGTCCTGTCTCATACCATATCCCGGTATATCAGAAGTGGTAATATAATCTCCATTTTCAAAATCACCATTTTGATTTATTACCCAAATTCCACCTTCACCCACCGAGTTTATGATAGCTCGCGTGTCCTCTTTTGAAGGAGATTTGCTTGAAATACTTACAAAAACGCCCATAGCGTATTCTCTAGATGTTTCATTAACATCTTCTGCGTCAGAAATAACTCCAAATATATTTTTTTGGCATGACTTATTTGATAATTTAATAATAGGAAGAGATTCATTAATTGTTGCTTTATTTTTATTTTCAATTGTATTTGAATATTTTCCAGTAGAAACTACAATTAATCCAGTTAAATTTTTATAATTTTCTATACTTTCTTCGTCAGCAACACAACATTTATGTTGACCAGTAAAATTCAATGAACTATTAGAACCTGTATTTTGTAAATATCCTACAGGAGTATTGTTATAGGTAAATTGAAAATTATTTCCTGGACTAATATAATACATATCCCAAAAATTTGTTGAGGTTGCAGATTCAAATCTAATTCCATTACCAAAAGTAGATGATGCAAGATTTGATAATTGTTTAATATGAATTCTTGATTCTGGATTTTGATCCGCTCCAACCATAAGTCCAAGACCAATCTTGGTAATACCTAAAAATGCAAATCCTAAATTATCTATTATATTATGATAAGCCGCATTACTATGGACTATACTCCATCTTAATGAAGATGTTCCAAGACTATATGTATCGGTTAAAGTTGGAGTTAAATCAGAATTTATAGTGGAAAATGATGCTTTAGCATTAAAATTTGCAATACTATTAACATCTAATGTATTTGAGGAATTGGTTCCCAAAACTACATCACCAAGAAGATTGGATGATCCAGGATTACTTGTATCTATATTTTTAGTATAAAGATTTTTCCAATAATTTGAAGTAGATCCTAAATTGTAAGTGGTTGAAATATTTGGAACTACATTTTTGGTTTTAATTACACTATTAAAAGTAGTGGCTCCAGATATATCTATAATACTTGAGCTTCCTATAGTTAAATTATTATTTATTTCAACAGTATTATTAAATATAGAAGGAACAAAAACAGATAATTCTCCTCCAAAATTGGTTAGAGTTACATCTCCTACTGTTGTTAATCTGGTAACATAAAGTTCCTGCTGAAAAGATGATGTTGGATAAGATGATAAAACTCCAGATTCATTTGAAAATAAATAAGAATTATAATTATTTACAGTTGAAGATCCTGCAGAAAAATTAGAAGAAATATCTGAATTATATGTATTAAAAAGAGTGTATACAATATTATCTGAAACTTTAATTAAAAAAGATTCAGCTGTATCATCTGTTTTTTTCTTTTGAGAATAAAAATAATTATTTCTTATTGATAAATTTAAAAAATATGCAGATTCAGTTAAATCTATATAACAAGTATCAAATGTACAGGAATGAATATCCACACCACCCATAAAATCATCTATTGTGCCAGAATTTGCAATTATTTTGATTGCATAACCATTTTGGAAATAATATGTTCCAGTAAAAGTAGCAGAATCAAAAATTAAATTTGACCAATCAAAATAAATATCTTTTATTTTTAATTTATGAAAATTAATATCATAAACTGGTAAATTTAAAATTTTTGGATCAATATATAATATTGTAGAATTTTTTAATTTAAAATTACTTAATGTAATATTTCCGTCATTAAAGACATCATTTGAATATTCTGGATATGCAGTACTTCCAGCACCATTGATAATAATATATCCTCTATTGTTAGCTAAAGATGATCTATCATCTTCGGATATAGGATAGTCTATATATCCAGTTACAATATCTATAACTGTAGAATCTCCTTCTCCAGTTATTTTTATTGGAAAGTCTAAATATAAACCATATTTATCATAATAATTAATAAGATCTGCATTAGTTTTTAAAGCAAAATTTAATGGAATATCTACTTCTATTTTATGTATTCCGGCTTTTAAAATAATTTCTGGAATTCCAGCATCAGGATATAATTGAGAAAATCTCTTGGCATATTTTATAGCACTATTAATGGAAGTAAAGTGACCCATACCTTGAACGGGGCTAACTGTAACAGAGTTAAGTAATTTTAAATCTAAATCATTTATTAATAATCTTTGATCTATAATTTGAGTTGTAGAAGAATTATATTCAATAGTACCCAAAACTATATTATCAGAGTTATTTAGATAAAAACTACAAGTTGCAGAATCTGCAGAATCTGCAAAAATAATTCCATCGTTATTAATGAATATGATAATTTTATCAAAAGTAGTTGATAAAATACCTGTATCAAAATTTGTTTTTGCATTAAATTCAAATCTTTTTCCAGCAATATAAGCCACTCCAGGAGCTACATTTACCAGGTAATTTAATCCAGGAGAAAAAGAAACACTTAAAATTTCTAAACCAACAATTACTCCTGATGATCTTGTTTCTTTCATAGGAATAATTTGTAAATTATTCTTAACTTCTTCACTAATATCTTTTATTTTTATTGTTCCAGAATCTTTTAAATCATGAAAATATGGTAATCTAAAACTAGATCCCTCTATTCTTCCATTCGCAGAAGAATAAGTTATATTTCCAATTAATAAAATATTATTGTATTCTGATTTTGAATAAATATACAAATTAGAAGTAAAGGTCTCTCCAGCGCCAAGGGTTGTGATATAAGAAGCTATATCATCAGCGCTATAAATCATAACCCTAACATAAATATTGTATTGTTTACTATAAATATTGATATAACTATTTTTATAGTTAGTTATTTTCTTTTTATCCAAACTATCTAAATAACAAAAAACATCAGAACCATCAAACTGGAATGTTAATTGTTCTATAATTTTTGAATATACTTGACTACAATCTACAATAGAATATAAAGAATTTCCAGAATAAAAAGCCATTTCATATTCTAATTTTGTTCTATAAACAAAATTAGAATTACTATCTAGTAAAAGTTCAAATAATGAGCCATTCGGAGAGCCATCTACTTCTAGAAAACTATACTCATTAAATGAAATTGTATTTCTTAATATGTTAAAATTGGTAGTAGATGAACTATTTGATAACCAAACACCACCAGATAGCTGCGTTGTATTTACATATATTTTTGATGAAGAAACATTAACAACAAAATAACTTCCGTCATCTTGATTGGAACCGGAAATATTGATAATATCTCCTTTTTTAATTTGATAATTTATAAAATTTGCACCAGAAATAGAATTTGATCCAGAATCAAGTGTAAGTCCTGATAAATTTATAACACTTTGAATTCCAGAGTAAATATATCCATTTATTAAATAATAATTTCCATTTGTGCCATAAATTGTTTGATCTGCCCATTCCGATAATCCCAAAAGAATTAAAGAATTGGTTGATGAAGAAACTTTTATATAGTTATCTAATCCAAAAAAATTTGAAACAAGAGCAAGCTCATATTGTTTGGTTTTTTTGCTATAAACTTTATAAGCTAATGCGGCCGCCCCCTGCTCTAAGAGCGATTCATTTATTACAGAAATAATACTTTCTAAAGTCTGAAATGAATAACTTAAATTATAACAATCTACTATATATGATTTTCCACTAATTTCTATAGTGAATTGAGATCCTAATGATATTGAATTTGCAGTAAAATTACTAGAAATAATACCTGGAGAATTTGGATTGGCAATCTGAACTGTTCCAGCGGAGGTTAGATCTGGATATTCAATTATAGTTGGACACAAACCCCAGTCTGTAGTTTCTATTTTTTCTCTTTTATAAAAATTAGCTGTACTAGTTATAACTGAACTTTCTGATATTGATCCAAAAACAATAACTTTTGTTATTTCATTTGAAATATTATAAAATATATCAGATATAATAAAATTGGTAACACCAGAAGATAGAGATAATGAAATTATATCTGATAATTCTAAAAATTTAATTTCTTGTGGTACAGAAAAAAATATTTCAGTTTTTCTTCCAGAATTAAGATATGTTGAAGCAGAAAAAGAAACTGAAATATTGGAAGCTAATGTAATTTCTGATGACAAAATAGAAATTTTAGATACATTAAGATATCCATTTCCATGAAAAAAATCTTGGTGATCTGTTTGCTGTCCAATGGCAACTAAAGTTAGATCTTCTATTGCATCTTGAACATTTTCAGAATTAATATAACTAGAAACATTTGTATTATCAAAATAAACTTGATCAGCAGAGTGAGAATTATTTGTAGAAGAAATATTTAAACCAGAATATTGAACGTGTTTTGTTAAAATATCTTCTATAGCAGTATAAACACTTCCAGTCTCTATGGCTGTTAAACCAGTATCTGATGATCCGCCAGTTATTTCTGGTATAGAAATAGATTTAGCAGTATGTCTATTAGGAGTATCTGGATAAATATGTGAAGAAAATTTTGAAGAAAGTTCTTCAAATTGACTTAATAAATAATCAATTTTATTTACTGTTAAAGATAATTCACTTTGTAAAAGCCTGGTTGGAAAATCTAATTTTATTTTAGACTCTTCTATGGCTGCTGTTTTAGCAACAGATTCATTAGTAATTGGACCATATATTACACCAGCTTTATCAAAAGCTTCTTGTTTTATATTTCCATTGGAATCTAAAGATTTTGAAAGCCTATCAGATAAAGTATTTGTTGACAAACCTTGTGGATTTATACCTAAAGTATGTTCAATTTGAAAAATGGCAGATCTAATGGAATTTAATACATCAACACCTATTTCATGAATATTTCCACGAACTTGAGGTATTTCTATTGATGTATCATATTTTTCTGGATATTTAGATCTTCCCATAATATCTCCGATTATCTTTCTATAGAATCATCTAGTTGATCAGCTGCGTAAATTGACAGACCTGTCATTAAAATTCCGGCGCCAAATATTGACATGCCATTTAAAAATTGTTTATTTTTTGTTTTTTTAATTAAAGATATTTCTTCATTTTTTTCTAAAATAATTTTTTTATATAATTCTATTTGAGAATCTTTTATTTCAATAGAGTTCTCTAATAAAAGAAATTGTTGTGTTTTTAAATCATCTAAAATTTTAAATTGCTCTAATAATTTTTCTTTTTTTTCTAAATCTTCAATTTTAATTTTTAATTTTTCAGCTTCTTCAATAGAAAAAACATAAGAATCCTGCTTCAATATAGAGCCAGTTTTCATTTCATCACCAGCATTTGCGATAGAAAATATTGTAGCTAAAAATATTGAAATCATTTATTCTCCAAAGTTATTTTCTGAATAGATTCTTCGGATGGCTCTATTATTACCTTATCTGAATCAAAGATTGATTCCATTTCTGTAATATTGATTAACAATACATCTTTTGAAGCCAAATCTTCTGCAAGTTTATCTATTCTTTTTAAAAAATATTCTTTTGTTTTTCCATTTTTTAAATCTAAAGCAATTTTTTTTAGATGTTCAAACATCAGACCCTCTTGTCAAAGAAATCATCAATACTTGTTGATTCTGATTCTTCTTTTGTAATTTCTTCAATTTTTAATTTTGTTTTATCTATTTTTTTTTCTATTTTTTTAATAGATATTTTATTTTTATCTAATTCATCTTCATACATTAAAATTAATTTTAATTTCTCTTCTGTTCTTCTTTTTGATTCTTCCAGATTTTTTAATAACTCATTATTATTAAAACGATTAATAAAAAATGATCCTAAAATTAAAGTTATAAATGATACTATTTTAATTTTAGTTTTAATGGAAAAACTTTTTATACATGTAAAAATAAAAGCCATTAAATTAAAGTTTTTCTGTTGTAGATTTTGTTTTTTTCTTTTCATTTTTAGTCTCTACAATATTAGTTATTATTTCAGGAATTATTGTATTAAGATCTGGCTGTTTTTCATTTTCAAATTTTTTATCTGTCCATTTTCTAGTAACATATGCTGTAAAAGTTGCTCCTAGATAAACTGAAGCAAGACTAGAATCTAAAGGTATAAAAGTAATTTTAAAATTACCAAAATTTATCTCAGATATTGAAGAAAGCATCATTGATAATGTTACAATTACAAAAGATGTTGCAGCAAAAGTCAACATTGCATCTTCTTTTCCATTTGAATTTTTAATCCATAAACTCATAGCATCTCCTTATGATTTATAATATTACTTTGTTACCCTAAAAGATTTCCATAATTAATTACTAAGGAATAATCTATGGGATATGTATAAACAATGTCTGTTTTATCCAATCTTTTTAGTCTCAATCTTTGTCTTGTAAAATTTCTAAAAACTAATTTTTCTTTTGTTACATCTAAAACTTCATAAATATATTCCATATCATTAGTATAGTCAAATCTAACAATTAAATCCCTATCCCTAATGGCTGGTGCCGGTAGGGTCCAGCAGCTTGGCTCGTATTCTACCTGCATATGGGTCTGTTGAGATAGCTTTAGGTCTTCAGCCGTATCTCCAAATTTAATCATAATTCTACCATCTACTCTTCTCTTATATAGATATTGATCATAACCTTTCTCAAAAGTAGTTCCAAAACATTCATTACAAGATTTAACTTTTGGATGTTGTCCTCTTAAGTTTGCACAACTACAGGTAGTTCCATTCCAAATTCTCTTCAGAAGAATTACAGGCTCCCCAGTTTGATCTAATAATACCTCTTCTCTACTAATCATTCTATCAAAAAGATTAAAACCCCTAAGTCCATTGAACTCGCCGCCTAAGTAAGATGGGCAGTCATCAATCCCTTGAAGAGTTTTTTGTGGTAATGGTCTATGGTATCCGCAAAAATCAAATCCTTGAAAAAACTTTTTATCTTCATCAGAATAATCTGTTACTAAAGTTCCAATTTCATTTATCTGTCTATCAATAGCATATCCATCGCTGGCTGTTGGTATTGACGTTATAATATTAGAATTTTTATCTTGGCAAGCTAAAAATAATTCTACAGAATCACCGGGAACAAAGATAGAAGGAGTTGTTCCACTCAAACCTCTAAACCCAGATTCTAAAATAAAAGCCTCAGGTATCTTGGAGGTATATCTAACAACTTCAGTTTTATTAATCAAAAGAATACCGTATTCTGGATAACCATCTGTAGATGCAACATTGATGACCAAATCGGTAAGGCCAACACCCACAGAGATGGTAGTTGGTTCGGGAACAATATAAAAATCATCATAAAGATATCATTCCATCTGGATTAAAAGATCCAGCATAAACTTCAAAAGCTCTACCTGCAAATGCATAAAGAGTTCCAGATCTTAGACCATTTATATTTCCAGATAGTCTATCTGGCTTGGCAATATATTTTGGTAAAGAATCAAAAATTCCAAGTCTATTTTCACTTTGATAAATAGCAAAAAAAGTATTGCCTTTATAAGATCTGGCAAAAGGTTTGTGCCATTTTAATAAAACAGAATCGCCTATACCTAAATTTGCAACTCTCTCCAGACCCCTAATACTACCTTCGTAAACTATCTGCGGAAAAACATCTGGTAAAGAAGCTTCAATTAACTCTACAGTAAAATTTAGTTCTCCATATAATTTTCCACCTATCATATTTTCTACAGAGTATTTTAACTTATAAGTTCCATTTTTCAAAAAATTTTTCAAATCAATTCTAGCTATAGCTCCATCCGTAGTTTTTACAATATCAGATTTAATACTACAGAATTCAGAATTAAAAGATCCATTTTCTAGTAAAATATTATTTTCTAAACTTAGGAAAATAGATGATGAATTTACATCAGAAATAATATCTTCAAAAGAAAAATAAATTATCTGAGGATAACGTAACTTTTCTTTTTCAACCGGACTTGATTCTAAAAGAATTGGATGATTAGGAATAATTTGAAAAACATATTCAAAATTATAAACTTGATTATTAAGATCAAAAGTTTGAATTTTAATAAGAACAACACTTCCTAATTTAAATGGAAGTGTTGGAGATATTAAAAAAACAACAGTATCTCCAATTCTATCAACCGAGGTTTCCGGTCCATCAAACTCGGGTAAAAAATCTCCAGCCTCATAAGCCAAAGCATCATCTATAAAAATTTTAGTTTTACTTAAATTAGTAATAGCACCTGCCTTCTCTACTAAGGAGAAGGCAACATTCTCCGTTGGTAATATCATTTTCTCACTAGGAGATGGCGATTGTCCTGCTAATATAATCATTTTAAATCTCTATAATAGAGAGATAATAATAGCAGTTATTTAATTTTTTTCATCAACTCTTCTTTCTTCTCTTTTTTTTCAGATTTTGGAATTTTGTGATATTCTAGTAATTCATCTGTATATTCTTCTGCAGCCTTAATTCCACGATGTTTTGCATCATATTTAATTTGCTCTTGAAAAGCCTCAATTTCATCTTCTCTATCTAAATAATCTTGGGATTTATCGTCTTCTTTTTCACCATTTTTTTCTTCAGTAATATGCTGTAAAACATGCACAAATTCATGTATAACATATCTCATAACAATTTTAAAAGGCATCTCTTCTATTTTTGGACTTAAAAAAATTGTTCCATTTATTGTTTTTGCAGTTACTTTTATTTTTTTAAAGTCCAAAGGAACGGCATCAAAAATCCAATCTTTAATTTTATATTCTTTAATTAATTTTTTAGCCATTTCATCATTTTTAAGATGAACACGAATCTTAGCTAAAAGCTTTTGTTTTTCTTCTATTTTACTTTTTTTAGCTACCTTCAAAAACATCACATTTCCTTACACAATCTTTCTTTGTCTAATATGTCTTAGTCTTGCAAAAGCTGGACTACCAGAGGATAGGTTGGAGTAGGTTCCAAATGTTGCAGCACCAGGTCTTATAGACGCTTTAATAAATTTAAGTCTTTCTCGATAGCTTGTCAACCAATTTTGATAATGGCTTTGTAAAAAATCTCCAAGTGTGGGAGGCTGGTAGGAAATTCCACCATCGCTGATTGTAAAATCTCTGCCTCTTTCAATTAGAGATTGGGAGGCCAAAGCTACAACATAAGCCCCTTCTACAATAACATTGGAAAATGTTTTATAAATTATTTGATCCGAGAATAAATAATGAGTAAAGAATGGAGTAGAATTAAATTCGGATAGGGCTTGGCATAAAAAACAAGCTAGGATTTCATCACTAAAAACATTACATTCCTCTGTAATCATTTCGCCATAAGCATCAAAAATAAAAGCTCCAAATTTATCTCTTTTAGGTTTTCTTCCATCAGATCTTAGTCTTGCTTTTAAAAATTTAAGCAAAACATTTATTCCTTCTAATTCTTCTTGAGAGAAGTCAAATAAAACATCATCTCCAAGTTTTATATTTCCGTCTGGAACTCCAGTAGAATCAGATACTACTAAAAAGTTAAAATCATTGACAATATCAACACCGTCAACGGTTGCGGACCAAGTATCCTTCCAGATTCCTCTATCCCCAGAGGATGGAACGTTATAAGTATATTTATAAACACCAGTAGATGTATTAGCGATCCCGGCGGTAGTAGTTGAGATAACAGTAGCGCCCGTAGAGTCCGTAATAGAAATAGTTGGTGGTGGATTTGATTGAGTTGGAGCTCCATCAAATCCATAGAATGTAACAATTAATTCTACTGCTTGTCCTAAAATTGCTCTACTTCTATCATTTGCCATTAGCTTGCTACTGCCTTAGGGACTTTTTTGGTTGCTATTTTAAGTACATTATCATTTATAGTAAAATTTTCAATAGTAGTATAAAGTACATCATTATATACAATATGTATTAGTACAATGTAGTCTCCCTTTATTTTAGGAGTATAGTTATAATAATAAGTTGATGACCCACTATGCGTTGGTATCATAGTCTGGGGAAATCCGGATTCAGATATTCCGTTTGGTAAAATAATTTTATCAATAGTAGGTATTACATTTTGTAACGGTATACCATTAACTTGTACCATTACTGGAATTTTTACATCGGATCCAAGAAAATAACTTCCCATCGCCATAATACTCTCCACTATTTGATGATATACTTGGCTATCAAGTTTTTATTTTTAATTTTATTTGGTGATACTATGATAATAGTATCATCACCATCTTCAATATAGTCTTGATTTTTAATCAATAATTCTTCACTAGAAAATAAATTTAGAGTTTTTTCTCTAAATTTATTAGATAGATAAAAAGTAGATATTCCTTGCATAATTTGATTAGAAATATTTTCTTCAAAAATATCTTTAATGGAAAGTCTATCATCACCAATGATAAGATTGGAAGAGTTTGTCGACAGGTTTCTAATAGATTCTTTTTTTACTACTTCAAAAAAATTTGAACTTCTAATGGTCTGGCTATAATGTTTTATATATGTAACCGACATTGTCGATGTGCTAGAATTCAATATTTTTAAAAAATCACCAGTATAATTGGTAAGCTGAAAAGAATCAGAATTAATTTCAAAAAAGTCAGAATCTAACCTTAAATTTAATCCATTTAAAAATACCTGGAGACTTTTTGGTAAGAAAGTCTGACCAGTAATAAAAGTAATTTCATTATTTCCAAGTTGATCTGATATGTCTTCTTGTACTATTTGAAAATCTTCTGTTTGTGTAAATTTTTTTAAATACTTTATTGCTAAAGTAGAATTTATAGAATTTAATGTTTTTAAAACTCTATTATCATAATTTATAAATCTAAATGAATTAGCTCCAACTTCAATAAAATCAGAGTTTGCTCTTAAACTCAATCCATTTAAAAAAACCTGAAGAGTATCGGAAATAAAATTTTGTCCTGTAGAATAGACAATATTATTACTACCAAGCTGATCTGATATGTCCTCTTGTATAAGTCTAACTTGACCTGAATTTTGATTTTCTATAATATTTATTGTTGCCATCTTACTAATAACAAAAGATATTAATATGAAATTTATTTTTATAAAAAAAAATTATTAATAAATACAAAGAGAAAACAATGGTAAAAATTGCAATAACTTGTAGAGAAGAGTCCAGTATTTGGTCCAATGGATTAGATCAAAATATCTATTTTTTTCTTCTAATGTTTAGAGAAATGGGATATAATGTAGATTTAGTATCAGAAGTTAAAAATGCTGGAAAATTATTAAATGAGCCAATAAAACATCTAAATTTAAAAAATATTTTAAATTATAATTTAATTATAGAAGTAGCTCATGTTATGTCTGAAAATTTAAGTAATTTTTTTAATTCAAAGGGGAGACCCATTGTTTCAGTTAAATTAGGAAATAATTATTTTATAGATTTAGAGAATATAATTCATAATCCAAAAGATCTTTCGAGAATCGGAACAATAACCCCATATAGATGTAGAGAAATATGGATTTCGCCTCATTTTGAAAGAAGTAAAGAATATTATGAAACTATTTCAAGAACTGAGGTTAAAGTTTGTCCTTATATTTGGGATCCTTGCATCTTGGAAATGCAAGAAAAAAAAGTAAAGGCTATACCAGATGCTTCTTCTCTTAAAAAAATTGGAATTGTAGAGCCTAATTTAAATATTATAAAAAATGCAATTTCACCATTAATTATTTGTGAATTACTCTATAATAAAAATAAAAGTTTAGTTGAAGAAGTTTATTGTTTTAATTCTAAAAAATTTGAAAATAAAAATATATTTATTGAATTTGTAAACTCTTTAAATATTCATAGAGATAAAATTTCATCTTATGAAAATAGAATATCAATGCATAGTATGTTCTTAAATAATTTATGCGGAACAATAGTTTCTCATCAAATGTATAATGAATTAAATTATGCATATCTTGAGGCTATATATTATAATAGATTATTAATCCATAATAGCCCAATGATTAAAGATGCCGGATATTATTACCATGAACATGATGCTTATGAAGGAGCCGAACAATTAGAAAGAGGAATTAAAGATTTTTATAATGAAAAACAAATAAAAGAAAATAAAAAATATCTAGAAATATTTAGTAAAAATAATAAAGAAAATAAAGCAAAATTTAAAGAATTAATAGAAGGTGTTGTATGAAGGTTGGAATTACATGCAGAGATGAATCTAGAGTTTGGAATAACGGATTACATCAAAATTCATACAATTTATTTATTTTATATAAAAAATTAGGATTAGATGTTTCATTAGTAAGTCAAAATATTGATTCTAAAAAAATATTTAATGATGAAATAAAACAATTAACTATCAATACAATTGATGATTATGATGTTATATTAGAAGTTTCAGAATCAGTATCTGATAATATTTATAAAAAAATAATTGATAAAAATAAAAAAATTGTTTCCATAAATTATGGAAATATTTTAATGATTCTTAATGAAGATATTGTAATGGATAAAAAAACTACCGCTTCTCTTAGCAGGGAGGGTGTGGAAAATTGGTTATCACCACATTTTTATTTTTCAAAAGGACTCACTAAAGTTGTTTCAAAAAAAGAACCAAAATTTTGTCCCTATATTTGGTCACCAGATTTTTTAATAAAATCCTCACAGAGAAGTGGTATTGATATATTTGATTCTGCAAAAAAATTAGATGTAAGAAAAATTGGTATTTTAGAACCTAATATCAATTTTATAAAAACTTGTATATATCCCATCTTAGGTTGCGAGACTTTGGAGAGAAAAGATTCCGATAAAATTTTAGAAATTTTAGTTTTTAATTCAGAGAAACTAAAAACATCTGCAAGATTTTTAGAAATTATTAAAAATTTTGATATTTATAAAAATAAAAAAATTTCTTTTGAAGAAAGATATTCTCTACCATTTTTAATTAATAAAGGATATTTTGGAACAATAATTTCTAATCATATATATAATGATTTAAATTATTTAACTTTAGAATCTCTTTTTTTAAATATTCCTATTATTCATAATAGTTATTTTTGCAAAGAAGCTGGTTTTTACTATGAAGATCCACATAGTGCTGGTGAGATATCTAATCTGTTAGAATTAATAATAGATAATTATTGTTTAGATAATAAAGATTATAAAGAAAATTCCGAAAAAGTATTATGGAATTTTTCCCCAGAAAATCCAGATAATATTAAAAAATATGAAGAATTATTAAATTCTATTACTTAATTTTATTAAATATTTTTACTATTCTTTATTTATATTTAAACTTTAAAAAAAATAAAAAATGGTAGGGATTATGTAATCCCTACCATAGTTTTATTCAAGATTTATTCAGATATGTTTAGTTCTTATAGAAAATTTCAACTACATCTGTGGTACGAAGCTGATAAATAAATACTAGACCAACTTTTTTTGGAGTATCAATAAATTCACTATTGAATAAAATATAATCTCCAGTTGTTGGAGTTTGAGCTACAGCTTCAGTCTGGAAATCTCCGCTAGAAATCTGTGGTCTCTGGAGTATACCGTTAACATAG